TCCCCTGTGACCTCGTCCGCCACAAACGTCATGTCGATGGTATCGGTGGCGGTAAACGAGTAGCTCCCGTAGTTGTCCGTTCCCCAGGTTGCATCATCCGCCACGTCAAAAACAACGTCCGCGGTAGCGATCGAAACACCGGAGAACATCTCGGTGCTCCCGGCGATACCGACATTGACCGTGTTGCCTGCCGTCCCGGCCGCAACGATCTCAAGGGATGCCAGCCCGGGGAGCAAGGTCACGGTTGCCGGGACATCCCAAATCTGGATGACATCGGCTGCCGTGATCTTCTCGTTTGCCGTGAGTGTGGCATTCGCCGCGATAATGTCCTCAACCACGATAGGGATTCTCGCACAGAAAAATCTCCCGAAATCGAGAGCCGCAATCGCGCTATCCCCACTTGTAAGGTTGTAAGTGCCCATGTTTTTATTCCTTTCCTTGTTGTTGTGTTGCCCCGGATCAGAGATGTCCGGTCCGGGGCGGTATATGGTTAAATATCCTCTCTATCCCGTCTACCCCTTGGCGGCATAGAAATGACCGAGTGCCTGGGCCTTTATGACCTCGTACCCGTAGACCTGCAAGCCTTCCATCACGTCCCCGAAGTCGTCAGGGTTCGGGATAACGCGGTTTTCGGTGAGCTGGGAGGCGAAGGTGATTGCCGAGGGGTGCCCGAACATACAGTTGTGCACGGTCGTTGTTCCGTCGGTGGTTGTTGCGACCTGGTTGGAGCTAAATATCTCAAACCGATCGACGATGCCAAGCCTGCCATTCCTCATGATCGATGAGCCGTCACCGGAAAGGCTGGCATCCTTGAGGTCGGACTTTTTGATCATCCCGCAGAAAATAGCGGGCAGGACCAACCACCGCTGCGTTTCGGGGACATCGTTCTCGTCGAGGCAGGTCCCCATATCCACAATGTAATCCAGGATATCGGTCTTGTCGATCGAGACAAAAGCGTTGGTTGTCCCGAGGTCGATGCTGCCAGATATCTTGCCTGCCGTGGTCCCCTTGTTGTAGGTGTCGGCATCAGCGTAGACATCGCTCAGAATGTCTGAGTCAACAGCAATCTTCATCTGCTGGCCTGCGTCATCGGTCCATTTTTCAACGAAATTGATATCGGCCTGCACCCGCTCGACGCTGTTTATTGCAATCGAGTAGTATTTGCCCTGGTCAATGTTGAGGCTGACTACTCCAGGGGCCGGACGCTCACGCACCAGCTTCTGTCCGATGGTGTAGTCTCTGATGGTTACATCGGGGATAGTACGAATCTGTACCGTATCCCCCATTTTTTTGATTTCACCTTCGTAATCAGTGTTGCTGATCGCGGCGAAAACGGTTGCCGTGTAAAACTTGATGAGCGTTTTACCGGCCCAAATTTCGGGAGTGTAAGTCCCGCTATGTGACGTTAGTCCTGATGCTACAGGGTAGCCCATGATAAAATCTCCTTTTCATGGCTTCCCTCCGACAAGGTACTGGCCGGGCCGGGGGATGTGTCGGCACCCCCCGCTCACGCTCGTCAGGCCCGGATTACGGTTTAATCCTGCCCTCAAGGTTGGCTTTAACGATGTCAGCATCTATCCTTCTCTGCTCATCTTCTCTGCCTTTGTACTTCCTGAGGGAAACATCCTTGTAGAAATCCTTAACTTCCTGCTGCGTATATATCTTGCCCTGCGGCGTGGAACCGTCCGGGTTCGTTTCCCGGGCTGCCGAAGATGCAGGGTCAATCTGTTTATTGGGATCGATCGTATGCTTTCCACCCTCCGATTCTCCCGCAGGCTTCGCTTGATCCTTGAAGTCTTTGAACACCTGGATACACGTCATATAGTCGAGCCGATCCTGTGCGGCCTTCAGGGCATCCCGTCTGGTTTGGTTGCTGTACGGAATCAGGGCATCGAGCCAATCGCTGAACTCGACGCGCTTATTGATCGGGTCCCAATCGGGGACCTTCTCAGACAGTTCCTCCCAAAACGTATTGATGCGTTTCCTTTGTTCCGCCTGCTCGGGACTTTCTGCCTGCTGTGCCTTCGGCGCAGCGGCCTGTACCAGTTTTCCGACGATCTTCATCACGTCTTCGGTGAATCCCTCGTCTTCCAGGAGATCCTTTTCTTCTTTGGAGAGCACGGACAGGGGGTCGACAGTATCGCCGGTTCCCGCCGTTGGCTTGGGCTCCGTGATCTGCTTTTGCAGGTCCTGTATGAGCCGGTTGGCCTCGTTGAGTTGTCCGGTGATCTGACTTATTTGATGATCCCTTTGCTTCACCTGGTTCTTCAGGTTATTAAGAAGATTCACATCATCCTTAATCGCCTGAACTTCCGCGTTGTACTTGCCTTGCAGAACAGCCAATGAATGTTCTGTGTCTGCCAACTTTCGTTTCAGACCTGAAACCGTCTCCTCCGCGGGCTGGTTTTGGTCCCGGTTTTCAGGGGGCATCGGATCTGTTGCAGGGGGTTTTTCCTGTCCGGAGACCTCCCGCAGCATCTCGTCCGCCTTGTCTGCCTGAGCCTGCACTTGACTTGGTACCTTCTTTGTCATTTTGAAAATCCTTTCCGGGAGCGCCTCAGCGTCTTCCCTCTCTGTTTTCTGCGAGCCCGTGCGGGTCTTCGCAGTATTCTTAATCAGGGCAACAAAAAAGGACGGTCCCGTAGGAGTGTAGGCCCCTACAAGCCGTCCTTAATCTATTCTTGCGTCCCGTCCCGGGTGATCAGCCCTTGCGGAAACCCTGATTTTTAATAATCCAACTCTCGGTCTTTGAGACCGAAGACAATAACCGCCAGCATTGCCGTTGGTGCTGTGTGCATCAGATGATTGCCGATTCCGTCTACCAGTATGGCAATGAGCGCGGCGGACAGAAGCCGATCCTTACCACGAATGAATGACCGGACAATATAAAGCGTCAAAAGCACAATGCCTAAGACACCCAAATACCAAAGCGTGTAAACGTATTCGCTGTGCAACGCATCCCCAATTTGCCAGTATATCCCGGGACCAACACCAAACAGCATCGTACTCCATGAACCGCCAATCTTCTCTATGGCATCCAGCCAGAAATCAAACCTGTCGGTCCCGTTGACTATGTTCCATCCACCATCCACGAGGAAGAAATAAGCCGCTCCCGGAATAACCGCAAGCGCCAGCCCCTTCCACCGCCACAGATAAAATCCTAGCCCCGCACAAAATGCCGCTATCGGTGTCGAAGACTTGCAAAGCCACAGAGCCGGGAGAATCAAAAAGAGCCAGTACCACCGCTTTCGTCTGAAACAGGCAAACGCTGAGATTGCCAGAAACGCACCAAGAAAGTTTTGATTGCCGAGGGTGGCCACGGAAATACCTTGCACCTGATAGATGATCAAGCCAAAGGCTGAAAGCAGCGTTGCAATAATGCAGATTCCATCCAGATAGACCTTTTTCTCGGCTTCCCCGAGCCTGGTTGCCACATACGCGGCCATACCGGCAATGATCCATAAAAGGACCTGCGCGTTTGTTATACCCTTAAAATCCAGAGCAATAAACCATGCGCCGATAAAGGCACCCATCACCCCAACAAGCCAGTCCTTCGACATGAAGGATAGCGCGACCAGGGCCACGACCGCCATGACAAGCGCCTGGGTATAGAACGTGTTTGTTCCCCAATGTGCGAATGCAACAGCGGCAAGCCCCGCAAGCACTATGTAATCGGGCTTGAGGTATGAGCGCCTAGTGTGTGGCATCCGCGGTTATCCTAACGTAATCGGTTCCATTGTAGATTGCGATCGCCGTTTTCCCCGTGGCAATCTCAAACCCCGTTTCGCCATACGCCTTGATGTAGACGCCACCATCCGTTTCATTCCGAACAATCTTAATATCGCCGGTCCGGAGGTACGCAGTCGGCACGATGATGGAATCCGATGAGCCGGAGCCGGTCACCGTCAGAAATGTAGCCAGCGCCTCTATCTTGGAAAGGGTCCAATCCACTCCTGCCGTCATAGCCTTGCTGACGCTCTCAACTGCTGCGCCGAGCATCTTTTTCAACACGGTCAGCTTGCCCACCGAAAAGTTTTCCCTGTCGGCGGCCAGCACCGGGCTGGACAATGACACCAGCAAAAACACGGACAGCAGTAATGCAATAATAGTTTTTTTCATGATCTTGCTCCTTTATTTTGGTTTGCTCTAATTTTCTCCAACTTCTCAGATGCGGTTTTGCTCAATTCCTTAATCGCCTCTAACACCATGCAGGCACCCTGCCTCTGTCGAAACACAACCTGATCCATCTCTCTCCTGTTCATTGCATCCAGCCGTTCCAATTCGGCATCAATCCACTCTCGCATTCCCATTGTTTCGGGCAGTGTACTGTACCGGGCGAGAGAAGAAAGGGCTGCCATAGCTTTATCCTTATCGTGAGGGCTATCAATCATTTCCTATTCATGCGCTCCCCATCGCAGGCATCAGGTAAATACGCTTCGTCTCATCCAGTTGTGTGTTTGTAATTACCATGTACCCAATCGATTCATTTCCGATCTTCATAGTCAACGGGTTCACTTCCGTTCTGCGTTTGGTCAGAACATCGGATACGAACGCCACCAACTCATCGCGTTGGTAGATATAAATTCCGCAACGCCACATATCAGATCCGCGGTATTTATTTCGATGCTCAACCCTGATCTGCTTCTCGGTCATCTCCTTATCGAGTTTGGCCGCATGCCTGGCGACGGGCTTTGGAGATATGCAGTTTGTAGGCGGTTGCGGTGAGGTCATCCCCAGCCGTCTGAAAGTGGCGTCGAGGCAATGCCTGACAAAAAGGACCGCCTTTTTCATGTCCGAGCCGAAGTTGTACCGGTTCGCGTTCTTAATCGCATCCAGAGTCATCTCCATGTCGTTGGAGGCGATTTCGTCAAGGGTTAATTTGTCGGTGTATGTGGTTTTATCTTTTTCATCATCCATTAGCTAAACCTCCTCCCTGATTAAACAGTCTGACATCCTTCCCTGCCATCGGATTGCCGTCAGGTCCCAGCTCCTGCGGCCTTTCCGCCAGCACTCTGCCTCTCCCCGCCCCAGGAGGAGGTTGCTGTAATACTGCTACCAACTGCTCGGGCGGGATCTGCAACGCCTGAGACAGCTTCATGATGATGTTTTGTACCTCCTGTTCCACCTTCGAAGCGATCATATCCTCACGCCGCGGAATCAGCTTATCGGTCGAGATATTCAGGCGCTTGAAATTCGCTTTGAGCAGTTCCGCCCTACCGTCTATCCCCATGATTGCCATGTCAGTCGGATTGTTCGTCGCAGACAGGGCCTCTGCTATCCTCATTTGATTTTGCTCAGCCTGGATCAGATACTCGGAGGCTCGGGCAACAATCCTGCAATCGCCCTTGGCAAGATCCGGACGAGTCAGCATGAGAACCAGCCAGTGTTCCTCTACAGATCTGCTGATAACGCCTTTGTCGATGTTCGAAGCGGCATTGCGGAGCCCTTTGGCGGCAGCGTTCATCAGCATAGACAGGCCCGAGGCGGTTGCTCCGGCCCCTCCTATGTTCTGATTGCCATAGATGTACGCCGGAATCCCCGTAACTTCGGAGCCCTGTTCGAAGAAATACTTGTAGAGGTTCAACAATTCATTGACTATTAACTGGGGCTGGAAAAACCCCATGGGTTGCTGGGCGCCTGTTTTGAGTTTTTCGGAACTGTATTCCCATATCTTCCACGGGAACATTTCCGTCCGGTTGCACTCGGGAGGGATCAGATCAACAAGCTGCCACACCTGCGGACCAGAAGCCATTGCCGAATTGTTGCAGAGTGCCCGGGCTGCCGAATTACAAAGGTTCGCGACATCCCTCATGGTCTCGGGAACGGCTCTCCCCCATATCGATCCGTTCTTGTGCCGGAAACTTGCCGAGTACAGGTTACGCCGACCGAGCGGGTGCGGATTCAGACGGGCACCAACAACATAGCTCCCGACAACATAGGCAATAACGGAGTATTCCCGGAATGGGTCTGGAACATCTTCAATCTTCATGCCCCATTCCCGCAACGTAAACCCATTGACCGATCCAAAGAATTTGATGCCGTCGATATGCCCTTCCGGGTCCGACGATTCGTTTGGCCGATCGTGGAGATCCGCTATTTCGGTATCGTACGAAATAAACTCACGGTAGCCGTTTTGGTACTGCTGCAACACCTGATTGATGGCATTGGTGTCAAACCCTTCAATTCCGCGCAGGGCCTCCAGGTCGCGCCGCGTGTATCGCTTCCTGATGCACAGATCCCCGTCTTGGATCGTCTTTGCGCCCGGGGCCGGATATACGTCGAATGGGTCAACCCGATCATACTCTTTAACGATCTTCTCGGTTATCCCGATCTCAGACATTTGGGTGTTTGGTATAGGTTTCCACTCCAGCACGGTGCGCCTGCGGAAGATTGGACCCTCCATGAACGCCGTTGGGTAGGTTGCAAAGTCTTCGATGAAGTCATTCAGCGCTTCATACCATTTCCCTTCGACCAGTTCATCGTCGATGTATTGCTCAATCGTATCGGCATCAGCCGTGGCCTGTTCCTTGATCTGTTTCAGGAGTTCGTCCTTAAATTTCTCCGCGGCTTCCCGAAGATCATCTTCGTTAATCTGATTTTTTTCTATCATGGTTACGTCGGTTCCGGCCTGTGCAGCAACTCTGGACAGGTAATCCATCATAAATACCTGCTGCGCCTTCTGGACCAGATGAGGGGGAATATCCGGGACGGGGGTTGGCTTCACTTTGTAGGGCTTCTCGCCCGACGGCAACATGACATCCTTCAGCCAGCTCTCTAGGGCGCGGCACTTCACATCGGTGATCATCATGTAGATATTCGTGCCGTTCTGCTCTGCGATCATCTGCTTGATATCGGCCTCGTAGATACCCTCGCGCTGCCGTAAACACTTCAACATGCGCTGCATGACAATTGACTTGGCGCTGACGGCGATAGTAAACGCTGACCGGATATGGGACGCCATCCGCGAAACGACAGGCTGGTTTTGCTTCTCGGCGAACGAGGACTGTTCTCGCTCCAGGCGTTCCTTCTCGTCAATCTCCGCATTGGTGATCCGGCGGACCATCGGACGATCAGCGTATGTTCTCCCGGTCTGAACAAGCGGTGATGATACTGTGTTTAATCCTTCTGGCATTTGTCTACTCCCATAAAGACGGGCTTGACATTCCGCAGTGGTTGATATGCACGGAAACGGCTTGATTTGAACCAGCACCTCCTGCGCCCAAGGCAGTGCTCACCCGGCTGAGCCACGTTTCCGTTTTATTTTTTCTTCACCACGCGAACCTCACTTTCTCGACGGGCTTGACATTCCGCAGTGGTTGATACGTGTTGAAATCATGTCCAATAGCCAAGGTTTGAAGCGCATCGGCGCCGTTTGAGTTCTCGTCGTGGAGGGGCTCGTTTTTCCACGCCCCCAGATGCTCGTCCCACTTCTTGCGGTAATTCTCGAGGCGCTCTATCCCTTTGTCGCACATTTCCTCGTCAAACCAACAGATCGACAGTATCTTCCGAGCCGCTTCAATGGAGTCCATCTTTGACGCCACCCGTTCAAGGTGGGTAAATCGGAGGCCGAGGGAGGCCGCCGCCTTCCACCGGGACACCCCGGTTCCGAGTTCCCTGACGCTAATATCGTGCGGGGCCGAATGTTTTCCGTACAGGAAACGCCGTTTCTTGCGTTTCTCGTCCAACAACTCCGCATAGTACGAAAACCCCTCTCCGGAGTCTTCCAGATAATCAACCACATGGATCTCGCGGCCGACCGTTTGCGTGAACCAGATGGCCATAACGTCATTCATGCCGAGATCCCACCATGTATCGACGAGTACCCCGTCGACGATAGGAACGCTGCAAATCCGTTTTTCTTCTCTGATCTTGACAAACTGAGACGCAAAATAGGCGCCCTCAATCGTGGCCTCGAACGCCTCTTCCGCAATTGACGGATGTTCCTTCTTGATGTCGTCTCCCAAGTCCTGCTTCTTTTTGACGTACCACCACTTTTGTTCCATGGTCAGGGTGATACCGTGCTTATCCTCCAGCCCTTGGAAGTAATTCTGCATTTCCTGATTGATAGGCACCGAGTCTTCAAGTTGATTTTTGGGGTCTTCCCACCATGCGAAGAAGAAAAAATGGCGGTCTAATGTTGTCAGTTTCCGGCCTGACTTCGCTATATCCTGATCGATTTTGCAGTATTCGTAATGTTTTCCCTGCTTCCCTGCGGCAGTTGACTCAATCCATAGAATTTGCCCTGCGTGCAGAGCTTCTATCGCGCCGGTGACAATCTCCTGCGCCCTATCCGGGAATTTCTGGCAGATGTAGCCGAATTCAGAGATATGAAGATATTGAACGGTTCCTGATCTCATCGACACCGAGACAAAAACGGATGAACCATTGGAAAGCGCCAGCTCGGACTTTGAATCGGTTGTCGCCTTACGATTATCGCGTATCCAGTCTGGTAGACGGTCATACGGATATTTGATCTTGCGCCGGAAGATCTTCTCTGCATCCTCGCGCCGGTGGGCGATAATGCCGCCCTCGATATTGGAATTAAAAACAACCTCGTCCAGGATGTAGAGGTCAATAAAAGTAGTGACGCCATGTTGCCGGCTCTTGAGGATATCATTACGGAACCACATATCCTCAAACATGCGGATCTGGACATCGTTCATTTTAAACAGCACATCCTTACCTGTCTCATCGGTGATATGATACAGGTTATTCAGGCGGTAAAACTTATCCTTGAGCGGATTTGTTGTCGCCTCTACCAGGCACGCCTCTTGTAGCACCGTCAACCTCATCTAACAGTTGTTTTGCAACCTGATTTCTGACAGCCACATCAATCGGCCCGCCTCCAGGACCGGTTAATTCTTTCCGCTCCGCCGCCCTGTAACCACCCAGGCGAATCAATTCAATGATCGATGCAATCTTATCGTGCAGCTCAAACTCAAATGTCGAATCGAGCACCTGATCGCCTTCGGCGGTGCTCTTAATCACCCTCTTCTCTCGGATTTTTTTAATAAGGCGGGCTTTGGACCTCGATATCTCATCGAGTGACTTCGCGCGGACAATCCCGAATGTATCAATCTCAACAAAATCAGCTATGTTACTGAATCCAATATCCTTCAGCTCCTTAATGAGTTTCTTTCCGCCAGACCCGCACTGTCGCTCAACCTCCTGTTGGGTTGCGGACATAATTTCATCTTTAATGGATTTTTCTATTTCCGAAGCTACCAGTGCCATTCTTTACTCCTCAGTAGGTGGGGAGGGCCGTCTGGCAGAGACAGACCCTCCCTGTGGGAGAAGGGAGATGTGGATGATGTAATTGAAGCAGATATTATCAGTTTTGGGTAGGTAAAGAAGGGTAAAGAAGGGTAAAGAAGGGTAAAGAAGGGTAAAGAGGAACTACTCTTGCTGTAGGATGTCTTGGAATTTTGCCTCATATTTTATCAACTCATGCTTGTAAAACATTGGTTTCCCAGCCGGTGTTCTCCGAATGGGTAAGTTATGCTGCTTAATAAAGTTTAGCGCTCCCTGCCATGAATCATGACCGTACATTTGGCGCATGATATTCAATATTGCCTTACGCCCGATCAATCGTTCAGATTCCAACATCAATCACCTTCGCCCGGCGGTAGTTGTCTTTAGTGAGCCAGTCAATCATAGGCTTGCCCCGGCTTTCTTCTGCGCCGCTTTCAGCAAGGGACCGAAAATCGCTCCTGCGTCTTCCATCCCCTTTTTCCTCTGGTGTTCATCCTCGACCGATCTGCCGTTTATGTTCTGCATTTCTGACTTAAAACACCCCTCCCAATACTGTGGTGCGTGGTCTTCTCCCTCCTCCTTCTCTTGGAGCATGCGCTTAAACGTCCACCAAAGCGCTTTTTGTGCCGCTGGCCTATTGGCGTTGTTGAGATGTCGCGCTGCTATGCCTGAGAGCTTATTGAGTGTGGCCTGTATCTTTAGACCATAGGTATTGATGACCTGTTCGACGAGTTCCTGGGTCTCCTCTCTGAGTTTTTCTTCATCAGTAGGCGGGTGAGGAGATTTTTTGTCGGAAAAAGTGGGATCATTATTCTTTGAATTTGGATCACCAGTATTTGCTTCCGATAAAGATGGGGATAAAGATGGAGATGGAGATGGAGATGGTAGGGGTTCACCTTTGGGTACACCCGTGGGTGCATCCGTGGGGTGTCCCGCTGGTTTACCGGGGGGGTTATCATTGGGGTCTTTTGGGGTTTTCTTCTTTTTCTTTTTTGCAGCGACACCGAGCTTCGATTTTCTCGCCTGCTCATAAAGGTAGGCTTGCCTATCAGCCCTTTCTTCCTCACACCTATCATTGATCAGTTCACCATCAACCTCAGTGAAATATTGATCTACGACTCGATCAACAGCGGTTCGTTCCTCATCTGTGAGGGCACGGCATATTCTATATACCCGGTCTGCTGCAGGCCGGCCCTTCATGTAATAGTGGTTCATCAAAAGCAGATAGGCCCCATGTTCGGCCAAGGATAGATCCCCTGTGTCCGCTGCATAATCACCGGCAAACATTCTATAATATGAGTCTCCCACCTCTCATCCCCCATTCCGTTCAAAGTAAAAAATAATTTTCTTATCGATCTCCTTAACAAGTCCAAATCTTTCCAATAGACGAAATTTCGAAGAATCCCTCCGAAGCATTGCAACGTCTTCGGAAAGCCTTTTACGAAACCCCTCAACGGTGTGGCAATTTTTCGAAGCATTACAGGATCCACAGGACGGGAGAAGGTTGTCTATATTACCCTGTCCATTTTCATCTCATCCCCTCCGGCAGAATCAGTCTGCATACTTCACCCTTTCTCGGCCCTTCCGTGCGCCTGAAAGTCATGTCATCCAGGCAGATAATCACATCCCAACCGTGGTGTTTCCACGTCCAGTGGCAGATGTGCCACGGCTTAGGATCGTACGAGCCGCAGTCCAGTGAAGCGTGTGACAGCCACGTTACTATGAGCCAAATAACGGCGATTGCGTACCAGAGCTTCATTTTCTCCCCCTGTTTCGCGATTGTTGAAACCCTTAAAACCCATGTTGCCACTCTCCGCAGTTGGGGCAGTAAAACCCATCATGGGTTGCATAAAATAAGTCGTTTCCGCAGCGACACGTCCAATGAGCACCTTCCCGTATAACCGGATTTATAAAAGTCCCCTTGTCTGTGTGGCATTCAGGACATTCCAGCCAAACCGTTCCAGTAGGAGCTACGGCAACCCACTTACACCCACAAAGCAAACACTTTGCCTCGCCGGACATATGCGGTCGCTTATCAGACAGGCTTATTATTTCTGCACCACTTTTCATGTCCGCTCCCTTCTGGTATCAGACAAACAGGGCATAAGCCACGATACATCGAACGTGATATATCTCCGGGAATGTAGTCGGTTAATCCGCACTCACATTCACCGTCACCCCACACTAGACGACACGAGCAATGGTAGGTATGTCCTTCTTTTTGATGCCTCTCGATTTCGAAAAAGTCTTTTTTACATTGTTCGCAGTATTCGCCTTCACAAGAAACACCGCAGTTTTGGCATATATTTTTCATAATAAATTACCCTCCTATGTTGAAAATCTTCTTGCGCCTCAACGCTCTACGGGAAACTACCTCCCACTGACCATTATCAACAAACTCAATAATCACAGAGTTGGCTCTCAGGGTGTGCAACAACCGGCATTCCCGCCCCTTCATTGCTGCCCTTTTCTCGTTGTTGCCCCACGAATAAATGTAGGTCAACTGTCACACTCCACGAAGTTACTCGGCGCGCTGCTCATGTCCTCCAGCGGCCTCGGCTTCATGTGATCCGGGATTTTGCCCCGGAGGATCTGCGCCGGATTTATTGTCTGATTCTCGGGTTTCTTCTCGGCGGTGAGCCCACCATTGACAAAATCAAACCCGATCATCTTGGCCCGTGCGTAAACCACCCGCTCAGAGCAGCCGATATCGTACGCGATCTCCGCCGCCCTCCGTCCCGGGCGAAAATGATGTGCTTGTTTATCCCAATCAATAGGTCCCGACATCTACATTCCCTTTCCTGAAAGATACCGACGAACAACTACAACGGACTCATCAAAACCGCGGCATGCCTCCACGCAATATCCCTGAGTCCTGAGCCGATCGATCCACCCCTTCTGATCCTCGCTGAGCCAGCCGCCTTTCCGACGTTTCATCTCAATGAAAAGACCATGATAATCACCGATGGGCACTGCAATAAAGATATCCGGCACACCACGCCGGACGCCCTCAGCCTTCATCTTCTTACCCACCAGGACGTTCCGGTCCCCTCCGTTGGGAATGGCAAACGCCAGATCCCTGATCTCCGGCTGATAATTGAGCCAGTGGAAGAAACTTTTCTGCTCGTCGTGTTCGGTGGGGATGTTCATGCCACGTTCCTTTGAAGTTCTACCGATATGTTCCGGCAAATCTTAATAATGTTCGTACAGGCTTCGATTCGACGATTGTCGTCCGGGAGGGTTTCAAGGTATTCAATGATGGCATCCAGAAAGGCATCGTCTTTGCCTCCATCCGACAGGCGGATCTTCTCTTTCCACTCTGCTTGCTTATCGAACTTTTTAATAAGCTCATCGGCAGCAACCCTGAAAGCATCGGTAAACGTGGAATCCGTATTCAACTTATATTCACGCTGGTATTTTTGTGCCCGCTCTTCCCGCCCCTGTTCCTCTTTTTCGCGCTCCGCTTTTCTTTTTGCCTCCGCCTCGTCTGTTCTCCTGACAGCCCCTTCTATCTCACTGTTCCACCCGGGGAGCTTTCTTCCCGTCCTGCGATACTCTGCTATAATCGCCCTCTGCTGTTCTTCCTTTGACAGCCTGGCAAGTCTTTCTACCTCTTTTTTCTGTGTGAGCTCTTCGTAAGACAGGAGTTTGTTTTCTTCAGGAATGTAGCGTTCAAGCCAGTTGTAAGCAGTACGCCTTACAATCCCGGCGGCTGATAGATACGCTTCAAAAGAGTTGAGCTTTGTGCAATCCTGCACAGAGCTATATTGGTTCCTTCCCTTACCTGAAAAGTAATCTCGTGCCCGGTAAATCTCCGCGACCAACTCAACAGTCATGCGGTTTACCGCTCCTATCTTTTCTTTTACGATCCGCGCCGATTCTTCTGGATTAAACCCAGCAAGACTACCTGTCGTTCTCAACATATCCCTCACCCTTCAGAAGTTTGCCGATGTATTCCAGCCCCTTTTGGGTTGCCACCGGCTTGAAATATGTGTTCGTTATACCGTTGACCTTGTATGGTTCCTGGACCAGCTTGAAGTATCCACGATCCACGTATGCCTGATACGGCTTGTTCCAGCCGTTTAAGACACCCTTTCCCCGGAGGTATTCAAAAAGTTTATTGCGACCCATCCCCTTGAAATTAAGGTTCTTGGCCACAACAGCCATGTCGATGAGATTGTCCGTCCCCATAACAAGATCGTAATGCTCTGCCTTGGGTACGAGTTCAGAGGATATCTTCTGTTTAAGTGTGGATAATTCGGCCTCGGATTGTTGTAGTGCTTGTGCGTATATCTTCACCGCCCGGCGAGGATCTGAAAATATTCTTTGCAGCTCCTGGTTGACCCTGACTTCTATCTCCTGCTCGTTCATAACTCACCAATCTCATTAACCGTTACAATGTCATACAATGTAAACGTTGCCTTAATCCCCCCGGAGATATAGATTAGGATCGTAGTTAAATTCATGGAGGGTTTCGGAGATGGCCATAAGTATCTTGGTGTTCATTCTATTGCGCTGCGTCCGGGTCAGCTTATCGATTTTGGCCTTGGTGATCTCGGGAACGCGCACGGATATAACCTCGGTCAGCTTGTCCGGCTCAAACTCGATTAACTCAAACATGCCTGCCCTCCAAATATGTGTAGAAATAGGGTTTGGGTTGTGCTACTTTGAAATCGGGCGCGGGAAGGAGAATCATACAAAGGGCGGTCTATTTGATAGAGTGCAATCTATCGACCAGATCCTCCCTCCCGGCTATGTTTATTCCACCTGGTCAGAATCAGGTTCGGGGTACAGTAACTCCAGCCTGCTCACAGCCCCCCCGGTGGCCTCCTCAATGCGGAGCGCAAGGGATGGGGAGGGCTTTCGGCGGCCCCGGATAATTGCATTAAGATATATGTGCCCCACACCAACTTCATTACTGAAGGCCACTTGAGATTTTTTATTGGTGGATAGATAGAGTTTTAATTTCATGGGATGCAATTATAGTACATTTTGGATTATTGTCAACAGGAAAATAGTTCACTATGGCTGAGAAAAAAACTTGGTCTGAAAAAGATTCGTTGATTTGGGATAACGTCAGGAGGTTATCGGTTGCCAAAGGGTGGAATAGTGCAGAACTGGCAAGGCAATCAAAAACCAATCCCCAGCATATACAGAAGATTAAAAATCGCACCAGGGGCATAGGCAAGGTAATGCAAAAGAGATTTGCGGAAGCCCTGGAAATCGACGAAAAGTTATTGCTATCTTCAAGCCTTACTGATATCCCCACCACCCACAACAAGCCCATCCCCGTCATCTCCTGGGTAAACGCCGGTATATATGCCGAGCCTGCCGATGCGTGGCCGGTCGGAATATCTGAGGTAGCTGACCCGGTATATTCCCACCACAAGACGGGGCCCAGCACCTTTGGTCTAATAATAGAGGGCGAAAGCATGCTCCCGAGATTCATGCCGGGAGATATCGCTATCGTCGATCCCTCCATCCGCTGCGACAACGGCTCTCCCTGCGTCGTTTGGGTAAACGGAGAAGTGTCGATCAAACTCTTCTGGGATAAAGAGGATGAAATCCTGCTCAAGCCCATGAATGATAAATATCCCGAGACAGTTATCAGAAAGGACAGTAAAGTTGATTTCCGAATCATAGGAAAGGTCGTTGACATATCGGTGAAGAAGCTCTAAACTGCCACATGTGAGGGGTGTAGAAGAATGAAAAGCAAATCTATCCGATATGCTGTAATGATAGCTATGGCAGTGGTCGGTTATTGGATATGGCAGTCTGATGTTTTTCAACGCGAGTTATTCCCCGTCGATTATTGGACTGCCAGGGTCGCCGTACATGAGCAGAAGGTACGCCAATACAAAGAAGATATTACAATGTGCGTGCTTGAATTAAGGAAGATGGAAAGGACCCGGGATCTCATCATCAGACAAAGCGTCCTGGAAGGGTCGCCTGTCGATCAGGCGAAGATTGATTATGCTGATGATGCCCTCACCTACCAACAGCTTTTGAGTGTTTCAAAAGAATTGTATCAGGAAGAGATGGGGGCGCTGAAGGCGGCAAAAGAAGAACTTTTAAGGATAACGGGGGAAAATAAATGAAAAGAACAACAGCAATAGTGTGCGCGACATTTCTTCTGTGGGGTTGCGCAGCCAGCACGGCAAATCTGAAGCGTATTTCGCTGGGCATGGATAAAAGACAGATCGAACAGAATCTCGGAGAGCCGACCGCTGTGCGCGGGGCTATCCGCAACATATACGGTCAAGCCATTGAGGTATGGGAATATCGCCTGGCGATACCAAAAGATCGAGGGGAGATTACTACCTTATCCGCATTTACAGTCCTCACTCTTGGAATTGGAGCTATCGCATTTGCCGGCTCCGAGAAGAAAGATTACTGGCTATATTTCTACGATGAAAGACTTGCAAAATGGGGTCAAGCAGGAGATTGGGCCGTCGAAGCAGATAGAATATATATGATTGATTTCGGCACAAACCCCTCACTGACAAGATAAACACCGTTATCTCTCTCCCCACCGCCCACCCGGGCGGTTTTTTATTACCTGAAAATAATCCAAAATGTATTAAAATAATTCTTGACATAATCCATATTGTATTATAATCTACCCCCCAACTGAACAAAGAAGTAACCCCACTCTCTTCTGGCCCGAGAGCGCTCAGCGGTACTCACAAGATGATGCTACCCAATAGCGCAACCCTTTTCGGAGGCGGGATCGGTAACGGGAGACAGAGCAGAGAGACAAACGGCGGGCGTAATGCCGGCAGTCGGGCGGCTCAAACTCACGGGGAGAAGATGAGGGGACGTAGGAGGGGTAACAAACAGATTACACTTTACGGTTGGTTCTTTGGATTTTTGGTGAGGGTGGCGAGGACGTGGAGCCAAGAGGTGGGGTTTTGCCCTAGAGGCGAAGAGGTAGCCCCCTCACCGCTATTAGCCAAGAAAGTGGGTGATTAGGACCGTCGCATAATCAAGAGAAGAGGCAGAGGAGGCGGCGATTAAAGACGACACAAGATAGGGGAGTGCCGCCCTCCCCACACTTTGAAAGGAAACACCATGAAAGAGCCAGACATCCACGCTAACGATGCCTTTGACTTTGAACGCCACACGAAAGAGTGGCTGCCCGGCTGGAATCAGCGGGAGATCGATCGCAAAGAAAACGAGGGCGAGAGAAGGGGAGAAAGGGAGAGGGAGGAGAGATGAAACCATCAGAAGTCTATGAAAAGCAAACGGGCGTAAGGGCAATGTATCGTGAGAACGCCGCCCTCCGCGAGAGGGTGCGGGTGCTGGAGGAGGCGCTTGCCGCAATCGAGCAACGGGCGAATGAGAGACACAGCGGGGAGCACGAAAGAGATGTTGTGTATGCAATGTTCTACATTGCAAAGCAGGCCCTCACCGGGGCCGGGAAGGAGGAGAGATGAACGAATCGAAAGCGAGTTATTGGCAGAAGTTTAAGCGGTGGTTCGGCAAGCGCAGGGTTGAGAAGGGTATTGCCAAGGCCGAATCTGAGTACATGGACGCACTTGTTGATCTGTGTCCACTTGCGAGGGAGGAGCGGATTAAAAGACTGGTGGCGTATGCACTTCCCGGCTGGCATTTGCACCGGAACCCGAAGGGCACGGAAGAGAAGATACCCACAGAATTGGATGAGGAAAACCCCTATCTCCTGCACGGAGCCGAGTTGGATAGGTCCGTACAGGCGAGAATACAAGGGAGGCCAATGTGAGTAATACATACACGGAAGAGGGGGATTACAAAGGATTCCCCGTTTTCGAGATCAATTATTTGGACAAGGATGGAGAAGAACGGACACTGATATCCTTCGGGGTCCGCAAGGCAATCGCAATATGCGACCACATCGATGAGATCAGGGTGTTCGCGGAGAAGAAAAATGACCGTAGCTCATAACAACATTTTACTGCCCATACGCGAGGCTCCGGACACAAGTCAGGAAGATATGTGCGTGTGGTTCCTGGAGCATGGTCCTCGGTATCCCCAGGCATTCCGGATGCTCCCCGCGGGTTGCCCGGCGCCAAACGAAAATGGCACATGGGTATCATACCCGTTCGATGAGAACCTGTGCATGTGGGTAAACGTATCGCATGATGAAGGGCTCGTTTTTCTCAATCAGTACAAAATAATGCAGAAGGAGGCAAAGATGTCAAAAGAATTGACGGTACAGGAAAAGCAGAGTGTGCTGAACCTGCTAAAGAACAACATGAGAGCAGTCGCGTCGGTGGTGCCAAAGCACCTGACGCCCGAACGGCTCATGAGGCTGACATACCAGGCTATTGTGAGAATGCCGCAACTGGCGCAATGTTCTCAGATATCACTGATCAACGCAGTAATTGAAGCGGCCCAGTTGGGCCTCGAAGTTTCGGGACCGCTCGGACAAGCGTCTATTATACCATTTAAGCATGGGAGCACTTACGAAGCCGTATTGATCGTCGAATATAGGGGAAAGATCGCCCTCGCCTATAACTCGGGGAAGGTAAAAAGTTTTTCTTCGCACCCGGTCTACGAGAAGGACTCTTTTGAGTATGCCTATGGCACAGATCCATATCTCAGGCACCGACCCCACATGGGCAACGACAAAGGCCCTTTGGTGGCCGCATACGCTGTTGTCCAATATCTCAATGGCGGCATGGATTTCGAGATCTGCGACTGGCAGATGGCAATGCGAGCAAAAGCGGCCTCGCCAGCACGAAACAAGGATGATTCGCCATGGAACCAGCCTGCGAACGAATGGACGATGTGGGTCAAGACAGCGATCCACCAGCTATCGAAGCGAATCCCGCTCAGTCCTGAACTCCAACGAGCGAACGATCTGGAAGAGCAGGCCGAAAAACGCGGAAAACAGGATATCGATTACGTTATCGATGCGGAATTGGAGAACCTGCCGCCAGCCATCGGTGCAGATAAACAGTTGCCGGAAGGGAAAGGGAAGTCGAATTCTCCAAAAGAGAAACAGGCCCAAAGCAGGAAGATGACGCCCGGCAACAAGGCCGAACCGGTTTCGTCGGATGTCGAAAGGGATATCAATAATCTGCGCGTTGCCGCAGAGCAGTTCCCCAAAGAGTTTGAGAGGGCGCTTTTCGAGCTGGGGCTTGATGACGTTATCCCCGAACGAGCTGGAGAAATCTACAAGAAGCTCAGCAGCATCATTGATGAGGCAAACCAAGCATAACACAAGAGAGAAGGGAGGTTGAGAGAGATGCTGAAGGCAACCAGTGTCACAGCAAAGGGGTTTAAGGGCCTGTCATTCGGTCAGGAGTTTGCCGAGAAGACCCTCATCATCGGCCCGAACGGGTCCGGGAAGTCGTCAAGAGCGCTGGCTCTGATCCTGGCAACACGCGGATACGTGCCTGGGGTCGGCAAAACAAATCCCGATATCGTGGATGCATTCTGCCCCGGCGAAGAAATGTCGGTCGGGTACAGCATCGGAGACACCTTCCTTGAACGAGTCTATACCATCACTAAAAACGGGGCGGTATCGCAAACATTCAGGGTCAATGGCGTGAGGGCGAATAAGGACTTCTTTCAGCAGAGGATCGGGGAGACAGGAGTTCTCCGTCCGATCGACGTAGGCTCTTTTATGGCCTTGTCCGACGCGCAAAAACTGAATGCCCTGTTCAATCTGTATCCCCCTGACGGCGATGTCGGTAGCCTGACAGCGGAGATTGAAAAATCTCGTGAGCGGTACCTTGCCCTCGAAAAAAGGGCCAAGGATGCCAAAGCGAGCGGGGCGACCCTGCTCTCAAGCATATCGGATTCGGAGGCGCCGAGCGGGACCCTTGCGGAAACACGCGAGGAGATCAGAAATCGGGAGAAAGACCTGGAGGCGGCACGGAAGGAACTCGCTGAGATCGAATTTCAGGAGAGGGAAAGGGAGCGTCGAGAGCAAGAGGAACGGGAGAATAAAAAAAAGGAGGAAATCCGATCAATGGAAGTTGCAGGGACACTCCCGCTTGATCCTCCCGCCAGGGGTGACGACGATGTGTTTGATAGCGTCGTCACCCCCCCTCCCGGGGGCACCGGTGGCAGCATACCGTGGATAGACAATGAGGGGACTGCAGTGGAGGAAAAACAAAGCCATGTACAATACATCCCGATACCCGAGAACATTGGTCAGTCACCCCTGACGCCATACGGTGAAGTCTGCGCCGTCCTCGAAAAGATCATCGCAACCATCGATCGGGCCGGGTGCAATGCCTGTGCCGCCCGGCTCATTGCCATAAGTGAATTAAAAAAACTCAAGGGGGTGAACAATGGACGCTGACCTTATCAGGACGCAGATCCGGGGATTGGAGGCAAGTATCAAGTCTCTCAGGGAAAGGGAGGCAGCACAGTTGCGTCGACAGGGGATTCGGGCACAAATTGAAAAGCTCACCGCCGAGTATGAGAGGCTGAAGGAACAGGCCCAAGAGGAGAAGAAACGCAACACCGACCTGGTAGCGCAGAAGAACGCAACTCTCGGTGCGATTACCGGCAAAATAACCGACCGGATGAACGCGGTTTTGCCCGTTGGCACGGCCATTATCGAGATCACTGCGGACCAGAAATTCAATCTTGGATGGGAAATCGATGGCATTATGAGACCATATAAGGCGCTCTCGGGGGGAGAGAAGACATCATTCGACTGTGCTATCGCCCTCGCTCTCGGGGCGAACGTGATCATCCAGGAAGCCGCGGAGCTTGACGAAACACGAATGGTAGCGTCCCTGGAGAAGCTGGGGGAGACCGATTGTCAGGTGATCTGCATGGCCTGCTACCCGGTCAAGGAGGTTCCGGAGCCGTGGAAGATGGTGCAACTATGATGGTCCTTGACAGCCAACAGACAGCCGCGGTTGAGACTCAAGCACCAAGAGCGATGGTCCTTGCCGGTGCCGGGTCTGGAAAGACAAGGGTCCTGATCGAACGAATCTTATATCTCATCAGAGAGAGGAAGGTGTCGCCGTATGAAATCATGGCGTTCACCTTCACAAGAAAGGCCGCCCAGGAGATGCGACATCGTTTGGACCTGCGAAACGATGGGATTGGTGGTGTCACGATGGGAACCATGCACTCCCTCGCACTCAAAATGTTACGTAAATTCGGGGAAGAAATCGGCCTGAAGCCCCACAACATCACAATCTATGGGGAGTGGGAATCCGATTATCTGCTCCGGGAGATTGCCATAGAGATGGGGATATTTAATGGGAAAGCCTGGAAAATCCCAAAGAAGAAGATCGACGCGGCCTTCTTTGAATACTATTCAAAGGGCATCGAGCCATCAAGGGAAGATCAGGCATACGATATCTTCAAGGTGTTTATCGGGCGGTGCCGCGAGAACAACGCCCTCACGTATGGGGCCCTGCTCGTCGGTCTTCGGTTTCTCATACCGACAATGGGGAAGTATCTGCACATCAAGCACATCCTCGTCGACGAGGTTCAGGACATCGATCCTCTTCAATGGATGATCATACTGGAGATGGAGCGGGCATTCGGGGCGCAGCTGTACGTGGTCGGCGATATCGATCAGAGCATTTATGAGTTTCGCGGAGCAGCGCCGGATTATCTGGTGAAACATCAGAACGATTTCTCCGTTTTCAAGATCGTGAACAACTACCGTTCCCGGGCTGATATCGTCTGGGTAGCAAACCGCCTGATAGAGCACAATGAGGAGCGCATCCCGAAAACCATGTATTCCACCCGCGAGAGTGCCCCGGGGACTGTAACGGTTCTGCAGAAGATGAACGGCCTTGCTCTTGCCAATCACATCTCCAGCGGAGACGGCATGCCCTCCGCGATCCTCTGCAGGAACCATCAACCCCTTGCGAAGATATCCGAGGCGCTGACCGAGACGGGGATCGATCATGTCTATATCGGTCGCAAGGCAAGCCTAACCAATTCAGAGCATTTTCGCCGTTTCCACGCCTTTTTGAAACTCCTCGTGAACCCCTATGATAATTTCTCGTTTCTCCTGATCAGAGAGATCCTGGGGGTTGATCGCACAAATTATGGATATATACGGGAGGAAGCCGCCCGTTGCGAAGAATCTCATTTTCAGGCGTGGCTCAAGGCGTGTGACTATGAAGACGAGAGGACCCTACAGTGTTGGTTTTCCGTAACAGCCCCTGCCCTGGGTTTGCTTGATCTGGCAGAAGCGATAGGAGCGATAGGGGATGTTTCCGGATGGGATGATAGCAATGCGATCATCAACTTTATCTTTGAGTGGTTTGGCAACAAGGCAACGAATGACTTTGGTGTAGCGGGGTACCTTGACTGGCTTGCCACCTATGACATCCAGGATGAGATTGAGGAAGTTGATGAGGGTAAGTTGGTGCTTATGACGATACATGCGGCGAAGGGTCTTGAGTGGCCCACCGTGATCATTGCCGGCGTGAACGAAGGGCTGCTCCCGAGCAAGCAGGCCATAAAGAGCGGGGACCTAGAGGCGGAGCGGCGCCTTGCGTATGTGGCATGGACCCGGGCGATGGATCAGCTTATCCTCGCGGTACGGCCCGAAGTGTCGATCGATGAAAACGGGAGACAGCACGAAAGCCCGGTGTCACGGTTTGTAGAAGAATCACTCGGATCTCAACAGGGGGAACAACCATCTGAGCGTGACCTGCCCATGGAGTGCCGGGGTTGAGTGGGTTTATGGTCAAATCCCGGTGATGGCCCCCATCGGAGAGTGCAGGGGCAGCAATGGGTCTGTCCCTGCGCCATATGAATTATTAAAGGAGGCAAGAAAAATGGATGTCAGAATCACAAAGGTAAAAGAGAAGGAAGGCAAAATAACGATCTGCTACCAGCAAGCCACCCCGGGCGGTGGTGATGCAGATTGGGACGACTACACCATGACGTGCGGCCAGAAAGCCCTGCCATCGTTTTACGAGCCTTTCAACGCTTTGGTACCCCACGTCCGGGATATCTGTGAACTGCCCACGGAGAGCGAACCCCTGATAATGGTCCTCGGGGTGACCTGCTCATACCCGCAGGATATCATGGGCGCCACGATCGCGGCAAAACTCAGGCTCAGAAAATCGAATGCCCCACTGATCCTCAATACTCCGTTTAAGACCTCGGAACTATACACCGAGACCGGCGATCCTGATTCCCTCCTGTCCGGGGATTGTGTCGACGCTATCATGACCCTGCACGAAGAGTGCGAGAGGTACATCAACGGCGAACGGGAGCAGTTGTCGCTCGATCTGGCTGCAAACGGGTAAGGGTATGAAGGATGACAACGACAGAGGGCTCACAGCCCTACGCTGGTTTGTAATTGCGGCCTGCGCCGGGGCTATAGCGCTGATCCTGGTGGCCACCAAGGTAATGATCAATGGTTGAGGAGGCAACAAACAATGACAAACAGAATTGATCTATCGACCGGCCGGTATTGGGACCGGCCCTGGTCGCTGGTTGATGGCTGTACCCCGTGCTCTCCGGGGTGCGATCACTGCTGGGCGGCGCGGTGGGCGCATAGGTTCCTACGGGAAGGGGAGCCGGGCCACAACACACCGATACTGACGGAATATGATGGTCCTTTTATCCATGAGGCCCCACAATTCAACGGCGTGGTCATGCCCCGTTACGACCGCCTTGATATTCCGCTCAGGCGCAGGAAGCCGACCGTGTACAGCGTGTGGAATGACCTGTTCCATGAGGAGGATGTGCCGGATGAGTTTCGAGATGCCGCTTATGCAGTAATGGCGCTCTGTAAACAGCACACCTTTTTGGTACTCACAAAGCGATTCTCAGAAATGGCTATATACTGGCATGCAGAGCGTGTCGAACTCGGACTGCGATGGTTTAATGCACGGCGGTACAGCAAGGACTGCAAAACGATCTCAGCTAAAAATTGCGGAATCTGGCCCGAAACAGGATTCCCAAATGTCTATCACGGCCTAACCGTAGTCACCCAGCAGGAAGCCGACGAGAAGAAATTTTTGTCGATTGAACCGATGCTGGGGGCGATTGACCTTGCCCCTTGGTGGCTGGGGGGTGCTGGCCGGTATGGACATAACTACAATATGCCTCAGATTGACGCCGTTATCCTCGGCGGCGAAACAGGACCCGGAGCGAGGCCGATGGACCCGGATTG